ACAATAAGACTGATCACCTACATCAGGGAGAACTTCGATCAGGAGACAGCATTCAAACTGGAGAAGAAGTTCAACTCAGCGATCAAGAACATGGACGCAAGTAAGTTCTCTAGGGGTGTCGCTCGTATCAAAGAGAACCAAGACATCAAGGACAACGTACTCAAAATCAAAGACGGCGAATACCGAGAGGATTAATCATGTTGATAGAAGATGTCCTTACAGAATTCAAAAGGACTCACCTGGAACACATAGAGGACATCATAATAACTGATGGCTACGTGGGTGGACAGGCAGTATTAGAATACTTCAGGGGACTACTACTGACACTGAAAGGCACAAGCTCGGAGGCCATGAGTGTGTCGGTCAAGTGGGACGGAGCACCTGCTGTGGTGTGTGGTACAAATCCAGACAACGGACAGTTCTTCGTGGGAACCAAGTCGGTGTTCGCACAGGCGGCCAAGATAAACTACACAAAAAAAGACATAGCACGGAATCACGGCACAGACGAACTGGGACAGAAACTGTTGAAGTGCCTGGTGCATCTAAAGAAATTGAACATACAAGGTGTGGTGCAGGGTGACCTATTGTACACAGATGAGGACATCACGAGGAAGAACATAGACGGCAAGCCTCACCTGACTTTCACACCCAACACAATAACATACGCAGTGCCAGAGGGGAGTGAACTCTCCAAACAGATAGACAGGGCCAAGGTAGGAATCATATTCCACACAACATATGTAGGTGATACACTGGCCGGCATGAACGCACAGGGTGGAGCAGATGTAAGTTCTTTCGCACAGAGTCCAGATGTGTTCTTTGACAATGCCACGTACAAGGATGTGTCAGGCAGTGCCAAGTTTACAGACGACGAAACAAAACAATTCTATAACAGCATTGAGAAACTAGAAACACTACTGAATGGTGTGCCGAGAGATCTAGCAAGTGTGCTAGGACAGAACAACGACTTCGTTCCCATGTTCCAGATGTACATAAACGCAATGGTGAAACAAGGAAAACTACCAAGCAACGTCAATCAGTTCCTGCAAGGCTTCAAGAAGTTCTACGCAGACAGAATGCAACAGCAGATGTCAGGACTGAAGGCACAGAAGGCCCTGCAGTTGAGACAGGACAAGATCAAACAGATGCCGGTGTTCCTTAACAGGGCCAAGAAACCTTTACAGGCCATGCTTACTTTCTATAAAGCGGTGCAACAAATGAAGATGTTTGTGTTAAAGAAAATGAATCAAGCGATGGCTATAGGATCATTCTCACAGACGGACAGTGGATTAGTGGTAACGGAGCCAGAAGGTTTTGTTGCTGTGGACAAGTCTGGTAATGCTGTGAAGCTAGTGGATAGGTTAGGATTCTCAAGAAGAAACTTGACTGCTGTCAGCAAATTCAAGAAATAGATTCAACGTTTTATTAATTTCTAAACTTAACTTTTCTTTATTGAACATGGTATCATAGTTGTGCTGTCTTAATGCCTTGCTTTGCAAGTATATGTCTTGCCACGGAGCATCACGTAACCTATCACAGACATCAACGATAGTGTTGATCCTTACATCTGGATTTCTATCTAGATCATATGCTTCTTCGAAGTAGTTGTTAAAGGTCTTGAATCCCATCTCCCTCAATTTCTGTAGGTATAGGTAGTTTCCATGAACAACGAAAACGTGTTGTGCCATTATGGGTTTCCATATCTTCTCTGTCATGAATACCTCGTAGTCGTTGTCATTGGTCTCTGACACTATAGAACAAGCGGTATCATTATATGGCTTTTCAAATATGTCTTGGTCCATGCCATACTTTGGATAGTCCTGTGCCCACGGCAGTTCATACGCCGCTGGCAACTTCCTATCAGGCCAATTGGTGTACAAGCTGTTGGACAGTATGTCCTTGCTTGTCAGTTTACTGTATAATTTTACTCTGTGTTGTCTAGGTTGTTTGTTTAGATACAAAAAGTCATATTTTTTATTTGTATGATCAAAAGCGAACCTGTTGTCCTTGTGCTTGTCATACATGTAGAACCAGAACCAACTAGTACCAGCTGTCCACTTGATGTGTTCTAAATCTATTTCCGGATACTGTTTTTGCGAATTGATATTTTCCAATGATTCCCACGGGTTAGCCTTTATAAAAACGAAACCCTGGCTGTGTAACAAATCACAACGTTTCCTCAGTTCTATATAGAATTCTGTATTATCTTTCAATCTGTCATTTTGTATCCTACAATCAAGCATGGCAAACTTCCTGTCATAACTGTCCAGATCATAGTTGTGTAGGGTATAGTACTCCCCTTCCAGATCAAAAGTTTGATCGGCTAAACTATGTAGGTTAATGAACTGTTCCAGCTTGATGTGATCACCGGTCTTCATTACGTCTGTGAGAATAAAGTTTCGTTGCATATGCTCTATAAATACGTGTATGTTAACACCCTTTTTAAAGTATGTATCCGAAGCCAAGGTCATCAGGAGGCATAGTGACTTGGGTAGATTCTCATTCCCAGAAGTCACAGAGAGGATATATCTCAGTTTCCTTGCGTTGACGCTATTGAGATCCATGGATCAAGGTAAAGCATTTACCAAGACATATGCTGACCAGACCATGGCCAAGGGAACCTTTGATCAAGTCCGTATGGTCAACAACGACCTTGCCAACATGCTGGCAATAGTTTCAGGAGACCCAGACATCACAAAGAAACTCAAGAACAAGAACCAAGCACAGGCCATGAGACAGAGACAACCAGTGCCTGTCATGGCAGTCAGGAGATACCTGAGGTCTTTCGACGAGCCATACAAGTTCCTGACACAGTTGGAAAGGGCATTGGGCATCACGGATGCAAATTACAGGAACCTGAGAAGAGCCATAGCCGACTACAGTAATCTGGGAGACAAGACCAAGAAGCAGGTCACAGACAAACTGTTGCAACTGTTGAGGAACAAACTGCCAGGCACGGACATACACAGGCAAATCAAAAGCCTGATCTAATGATAGACGATCCACGTAGTTACTGGGTGCTCTACGGACAGCACACCGAACCAACTTTCCTAGAGGATGCAGGTGGTGGACAAGAACTCCAGAGGGATCACTCACTCGGCTATGTCAAGAGTTGGCGTGGTTGCCTAGACATTGGTAGCAACATAGGACAGTGGACCAGACCACTCGCGGAGAAGTTTGAAAAGGTTTACTGCTTCGAACCAAATCCCAATTTCCGAGAATGCTTCAACAGGAACATCCATCAAAGCAACGTTCAACTGTTTCCGTTTGCTCTATCGGACAGACAGCACATGGCACATCAAGAATTCAACTCCACACAAATCGAAGCAGGCAACGGAGATATAGAGTGTAGGACTTTGGATAGCTTTGAACTTACAAACTTGGACTTTATAAAGATTGACGTCGATGGATCAGAGATACCTCTGTTGAACGGAGCCCTAGAAACATTAGCACAGAACAAACCGGTGTTGAACATAGAGATGAAAAGACGCAAAAGGCCTAGCGTTGTAGAAGGTTGTGAGAATATTCTTAAGAAACTGGGCTACAACTTCATTCAAGCGGTTAAAAGTGACGAAGTTTGGCTCAAAAAGTAATATTACAGCATAATTTACCAAATAGATCTATAAATACTTGCAACTTGATCCCTGAGCGGGATCTTAGTCATTTAAACAGAACAAGGAGGATTTAAAATGGCATACGACAATACACTACCAGCAGGTGGTCCAGCCAACTTTTTAACACCAGACAGAGCTACAGAATCTGAAGGCGTTGCAGTTGACTTTATCACTGTTGATTACATCTCCGACGTTTCAACGGAAGTTACAAACCCTAGAGCGGCGGCAAACACAGGTGCACTACACTTGGCACAAGAAGCTATACAGAACCAGGGTGTTAACATCCTAGGAACTGGTAACCTAAGTAACTCAGACACTGAGCAAACTTACATGGTTAGAAGAGATGCTCTTGACACGATCAGTTCAACAACAACAGTGGCGGCAATCCAGGCGGCAATTAGAGCTCTTAATGCCTTGACACCTGACAAAGTTACAGCGGTAATATCATCTGCAACAGCGGCTGATAGAGACATGGGTGACACGTCTGTTGGCGCATAATAACAATAATAATATAATATAAGGAAAATAATACAATGGCAACAAAAAATAACTTTACATTAAACCAGAACTATGAACTATCTGGACATGAAGTAACAATACTAGCAGTTGACTTTATCAACTCCATGGCGGCTGAAGTAAACGACGCCAGTGACGGTACAGCACTAGGCGGACTAATGCTTGTAAGACATGCATTCGCACAAGAAGGTTTGATGATCTTGTCTGAAGGACCATTAACGAACGGTGGAACAGAGAAAAACTACTTGGTAAGAAAAGACAGCTTAGACACTTTATCAAGCACTACAACAATAGCGGCCTTGCAGGCGAGATTAAGAACACTAGACCAATCTAGTGCTAGTTTCCCTAATATCACGGCAGATATTACAAGTGCGACAGTTACAGAGAAAGAGTTAGCAGTAGCTGTTTAATAGTATAGCATAGGAGATATAGACAATGGCAACAAGTAACAATTCAGGCAACATGGCGAGAAGACAGTCATTCAACGGAAGGGCTTTGACATTTGTTGAAGTGATCTTCGGAGTTGACGTGACCGGTTCTGCTACTACACCTGAAGCAAAAGATTCGACTTTTGACAAAGTGTCAAAAGTTGTAAACAAAAACGGAAACCTTATCGCACAATCATACAGATTAGCGGCTAAGGCTACTGACGACGATGCGGCAGAGGCTGAGACAATCGAAGCCGATGAGTCAATTGACTCGTACCAGTTCATCGTTGAAGGTACACCGGGCCAGTACAACGCGGCGGACAGTGCAGGAGATGTGAACATGGACATCGATGCAACAGTTTTAGCGGCGGCTGAGGCTGACCTAGAAACTGACATACTAGAGGCAATCAACGTTGGTGACTCAGCGAGAATCGTTCATGTGAAAATGAGAACGCTTCTACCTGAAGGACACGCAAACGGAGACGCTAACAGTTTCATCGGAATGTTTGACCAAAGGGGTGATGCGTAAGCATAGCCATTAGTCACACAGACTGGATTACCAAAGGGGCGGTGCTTAATTGTATCGCCCTTTTTCTACGACTTAAATAGACGCTATGCACACTTTCATGATGCACACCCTGGTAGACATATCCAAGAACGGTAATCTCAGGAACACCTTCCCGTTCGAGACACCCGCGGGAGATGTGATAGAAGACAAGGCAACACTGAGGATAGCGAGGGACCAGGAGAGCAACTTCAACACCATGATACAGATGTTACAGATAAGGGCTAACATCACATGGGAGGAAGATCCTGTGAGATTCACACACGACCTGTCAATGACCAAGTTTGGCAGTTACTACGAGGGACACAACACATCGTGGCACTTCACTTTCTTCACAGAGCAGACGGACGTGTTTGGGAATCAACACAACCCCACGGAGCAACTGAAGGAGGACTTCAACCTTGTGCCTGTGCTGACAGAATGCAAGAATACCGCACACTTCCCCATACACACCTTCGTCACAAAGGACCTGCAACAGCCGGCGCTGAACACACCGACCAAGGAACAGAAGGTGTTAAACGCACTTTCGGGAGATATAATAAACACATACTTTACGTATGGCGGCTGGCAGAATAAATAACAGTATACATTTAGGCACAAGACCAAAAACTTTTAAGGCACACACAGGCAATGCGACAGGCACAATTCCAGGCTATAAGTCAAGAGATCAGAGAGATCAAACAGGAATTAAGAGAATACATAATATTGATGAGCACAACAGAACTAGAGAAACAGAACCTGGAAGCACACGTGGACCTTTGTTCAGAGAGATACAAGGGATTGCACGACAGGCTTTCGGCGATCGAAGTTCGTCTGGGCAAGATGAACGAGGACATGCTGGCAGGACAGAAATCATCGAAGACAACAATAATCATGACAGCAGGCACAGTGATAGCAGGACTACTTTCGACCATGGTGGTTCTCTTGATCAAGATGCCCATCTAACAAATTAGATTACCAATCACAATATACAATGTTCGTACAGATAGCACCACACGTGAGAGTATTCCTGACAAAGGAACAGGTGGCATTCGTGCAGAAATACCAACACAAAGAATCATTTACAGACAGGTCACTGACCCCGGAGGAGGCATACGTCGCCCGGGTGCTTAGTGACAAGGCCATATTCGTCAGGAAGAAACTTGATGACGGCATGCAATATGCTTTAAATAGGCGTATAAGGTTTGTAAAAAATGTCAAAGAATAAATCAGAACTGGTAAGACAGATTGAGGCATACGGACTCAAAGGCAAGCTCGCGGACCTGGCACGCAGAGAGGAATCCAAGAGACCGTTCCATCACCTGCCCAAACAGTTCTCCAAAGGTATCCTGATAGGAAACATAGCGATTGTACCCAAGAAGCACACAGGAACGAGATATGTGTATGTGATAGCGGACATGCTGGAGGCGAGGTTGCTACACGAGGACATCAACCTGAAGCAGACTGCAATACTTGTGGCACACCACCTGGCAGATGATAAACCCATACCCACAAACATACTAGAGCTAGACACCAAGTTCGCCTCACAACTGTTTGACATACAGAGTGCCAAACGCATGATCAGGGAGGCACAGAAGGGCAAGGAAGATCTGTCCGAGGATGTGTATTGGGATCGTCTAGACACTGCAAACCACCTAGCGGACGAATGCAAGGGCAGAATACAGCAAATCTTTAATGACACGTTCGGAGCATAGAATATAAATAACAGTATGAACAGCTTAGAATTCACAAAACCAATTACAACAGAATCGTTACTTAAAGAATTTGAATCCAGATTCAACATGACCATGGACCTATCACAGTTCAACGAAGAGGAACTGCATGACTACGCAAATCACGTGAGGACAAAGATACACGAGATCACACAGAACACACACTTCGGACAGGAGTTGACAGACAACAGCTACCAGAAGAGCCAGATGATGTTGGACATCATTAATCAAGCGATCACAGAAAGAAAACTTGGCGAGTATGGTGGGATGAACACAGATCCAGAAACAGGAAAAATGGTAGACAAAATTAAGAAAGCAAGTGGCATGACAGATGTTGAGAAAAAACAAGTGATAGGATCACTAGTCACAAAAGAAATGAGCAAGATGCCAAAAGGCACAGGCACCATGCAGGGTGTGAGAGAAGGGGTTGAAGAGCAATCAGAATTAATTTTAGCGGCCAAGGACATGATGGACAAGGTCACATCATTCTTGGAAGATCTAGCATCAATGAAGACAGAAGGCATGTTAGAACTAGCAGACAGAATCAGAGACGAGATGGGTGCTGAGAAATCAGACGCATTCCTACAAAAAATCCAACCAGCGATTGAACAGGCGGAAGCCACTTTAACGACAACCAGGCAAGACCTGGACAACGGTGTAAGAATTTTGACCGGAGAAGAAGTAGCATCAGACCCTATGGGCGCCGATGACACGATGGACATGGACACAACAGACGCAGACTTAGATGACTTGGGTGCAGATGACCTCGAGACAGATGAGTTTGGCGCCTCTGATGCCGAAGCGGGTGGAACGGAACCTGAAGGCAGAGAACAGAGAGAATCCCGAGAAGTTTTCGAAACTTCAAACAGACTGTACAGCAAACTAGCAGGGAAGTAGTCCTGTGAGGTTTTTCGAATTCCAAAACAAAGATCTAGAGTCAGCACTTGTCAACGTGCTATCCAACATGAAGGGCGATGCGGATGAGAAGGATCAATCAAGTGAGATCAGCATGGATGCGGTCGCAGGTATAATGAACAACACTGGATATCCAGCATTCAACTATGATGTGTTCAAGAGGATGTATGACGACGGTCAGGAACTCAAGAACATAGTTGCGGACTTCGACAATGAGAAGATAGTGATCAAGACGGACCAAGAAGCAGAGAAAGATCCTGCCATGGACTACGACGACCAAGGTAGCACTGACGTGGTCAAGAAGATGGCCAAGTCTGCCATGAACAGACGTAAGTAGTTGACTTTCTAAAAAATACCAAATATAATATCTATATGAAAATATCAGAAGATGTTTTAGAGAGCAAGGGAATCTCCTACGTACAGAAATATCCATATGGGGAACTGTCGAGGGTAACCAAGAACCACAAGAGACACTACGCCACACCAGACGGAAGACAGGTGCCCAGTGTTACCACAGTGTTGAGTGCAACCAAGGACATGACACACCTACACGCATGGCGTAAGAGGATCGGTGCGGAGAAGGCACAACAGATAACGACGGAGAGTGCCAACATAGGGACAGTGATGCACAACTCCCTGGAGAAGCATGTGAAAGGGCAAGAAAGGAAACCTGGATCCAATCTCATACACCAGAAGGCACACGCCATGGCCAATGTGATCATAGACAACGGACTCAAAGATGTTTCAGAGGTGTGGGGATCAGAGGTCTCACTGTACTATGAAGAACTGTACGCAGGCACAACCGATCTGGTTGGTGTGTACAAGGGAGAACCCGCCATAATGGATTTCAAACAGTCACGTAGACTGAAGA